GAATCAAGTCGATGTCGAAGTCCAGTGCATCGTTGAAGTGCAAACAAACATTTTCGACTTCGCTTGTGGATGCAAGCGTCAGGGTCGCTTCGCTCGTTCCCTTGGAATAGGTTGGAGCCCCGGAGGATGATGTATCATCAACAAGCCAAGCGGTTGCCGGGTCTGCCGATGTCGGGAACGTTGCCACAGCACCGTTGAAATCGTCGTAAAAAGCCTGAAAGTCGCGCATGTCGCCCATGTTCTTATGTTCCTATTTTGTGAATTTTGTTGCCGTCCCAAAAAGCCCCCAAGCAATCGCCCAGGGGCTAGATTTCAATCGACACTACGCACGATTAGCGAAGATGCCGCGATGCTCGATAACCGCCGCTGCGAAGCTTTGGCGCACCGTGTAGATGTACGAATCGTTTCGGATGTTGTAATCCGACTCCAAGACTGGCGATTCTTCGCCACTCAGGAAGCTTATCTCAACCGTGTCAATCAGGCTGTTGTCGGCGATTGCGTACCAGTTGGTCCCGCTGTTTGCGTCCAGGTATGGACTTGCAACAACCCGCAACTGCCGAGCACCGCCACGACCGTAAAGATTCGAGACGCCGCTATTCTTTTCGCTCTCGACCGAAGCCGTCGAATTGACAAGCTCCAATGCCGTCCCTGCGTAGGCCAAAGGCACCAAGAGGATCGACGGGGTAAGCCCAAGGAACACATCGCTGTTAAGCCCCTTCTGTTTGCCCATCACCTCAAAGGCTTTGTCGAGGGTCGTTTTGCTCGGAGCCGCTGCACCGCCCGAAAGGTTAGTCCCGGAAGTGTGCGATGCCGAGAAAAGATTGAACCCATCGGGCATCAACGGATTTGATAGGAAAACATCGTAGATCGCCTTTTCTTGCGTCCTGCGAGCGGCCGATCCGTGCATCGCGGGGATGCGGGAAAGGGCATCGAGGTCATCGTTGATAACGGTTTCCCAGGTGACGGTAAATTCCTTACCGTACTTCTCGATCTTGTACGACTTGCGCTGGTCGACAACCTTGCCTTCGGGGTAGTCCTTGCCCTCTGGGACCACTTCAAGGTTTGGCGATTCGCCAAGGCTGATTCGGTTGATGTTTTTGAAGTCATCAACCGACTGTGCTTGTCGCACCCATTGGTCCCAAGTGTATGGGGCCTCGACGTAAGACGCCGTGAGGGTCTTGCTGGCCGCATCCAAAAGCAGACTAGAAAACGAGCCGCTGGTGTGGTAAACGTCGTTGGATCGACGGATATTCAGTCGGCCAACAATTCCCGGGTGACCCATTGCAATGCGAACGATATCGCCTTTGTTGTGGTGCTCTGGATTGACGCCCATTCGCCGGACGCAAGCCTCAGCGAGCCGATAAAGCCCAAGGTTACGGAAGTGCTCCGCGCCTTGTACGTCTGGAGCCTTTTGAGTCTTGATCTGGCCTTTCCAGCATCGCTGAACCAAGCCCGCCGAAGCCTGAGCCATGAACTTATCATGTTCGCTTTCGGTCACGCTGAAACTGGAGCCCTCGACGGCCCCGCCTAGTGGTTGACTGGCCATCTTTCGGATGATCCTTTCTTGAGCGATTTCAACGGTCACGGATGGATCGTCAACCAAGGTGTCTGCAAAGCTTCGCTCAAGCTTCGCAAGCGTACAATGGGCAACGATAGTCTTGCGTCGGTCGTCGTGGGCCTTGAGTTGTCTTGCAACTTCGGCTTCGACTTTCTTCTCTGTGTCTTCAGTCGGCTCGACATGCTCGGCCCGCATCGCCTCTTCGGGCTCTTTCTCCATGCCTGCCATCGATTCGACTTGCCCCATCGGAGCCGCGTCAGAACCGGCTTGGCCTGCCGCCTTGCCTGCGAGGTAAACAATGATCTGCATCGGATCGGTCATGCCTTCTGGCAACCCGAGCCCCTTGAGAGTTGCCAAAAGCGACTCGTCCATACGCGTAACCCTTTCCTGGTCGTAAGACCTGCGAACAGTAGAATTCGGATCTGCGCCCGTTGCACAGATCGAAGCGTTGTGAGGTTCCCATGCGGTAACGATTTCCGCTGGCCCCTCAATCACCTTGCCTTGTCGGGTGGTGTACGTTTGGCCCTCTCGAACAAATTGACGCTCTAGGATCTGGGCGTCAATCGAAAAGTCATTCAGGTGGCCCTCGGTGTATCTTGTCGCGACAATCTGCGAGTCCGCATCGCTTGCAAAGTCAGGCAAGCCCAGCAGCTCATCGCCTTCAATTACGATGTTGCGAATTGACCCAAAGACGTTGCGCACCGTCTTGTCGTTGTGCGAATCGACGATAGGCAACTGCTTTTTGTCGTTGCGAAATCGAACGCCATCCATCAACAAAACTTGCTTGATCCATCCTCGATCCTGATCGTAGATGTCAATCGGCGTCTCTGTCGCAATCACCGCCCGACCATCTTTCACGGTCCCAAATTGGCGAACGATCGAACCGCCCTCGATTGGCTTGGCTTGGTGTCTAGCGTCGAGCTCTTTTCGTCGCTTGATTAGGTCGCTCTTTTTCATGCTGTCACCTCAGCCGGTAGCGTGTCCACCGATCCGTCTTTTGCGTCGTCGATTAAGGCCTGTACGCTTGCTTCGCTCATGCCGACCGACGATAGGAACACCCTGGCCGCCGCTTCGCTAATGGCCCCGCCGGAAAGCTCGTCGAGCGTCTTGGCAATGGCTTTGCGGTTGCGATTGAACTGAAGCGTCGATAGCCCCATCATTTCGCCGCTGCCGGTCGCTGGTTGTGTTTCTGCCGCCCCTTGGGTTTGAGCCGCCGAAATGGCTAGTTGCGTCTGTTCTGGGGTCTGCAAACCGAGCTTTTGAAGCAATCGGTTTTCTTTGGCCCGTTGGTAGAACACCGTGCGGAAGTTGAGCCCCTGAGCCCCAAGCACTTCGGAGTAGGTCGCTGTAAATGAGTTGATGCCCGATTCGCTGGTCTGTTGCTCAACGCCTGGATCGACCCATTCCCATTTTGGCGTTTGCCATTCAACAGGGGTAAACCGTCTGCGATCGCTTAGCAGGTCGATAGGCGATGGAAAACCGTCAAGGCTGGTTCGAGTCGCTGCATCGCAGAAGCGATCCCAGACGGGCTGTAGCAAGTGCCGAATGATGTATTTTTGGATGATCCGAAACCGCCGCCGATCTTCGAGTTGGCTGGTCCGGCTCGAACTGTAGGAGGTCTGCGAATAGTCGCGTGCTACAACCTCGTAGGATAGCCCGGTCCCTACCGCGATCCCTCGAAGGATAACCTTGGTCCATTCGCCCGCCGAAGTGTTTGGCCGCGTTGGGTTGATAACCTCGACCGACTCATTCGGGTTCAAATCGAAAATTAATCCCGGCTCTAGGTATCGCTCCCTGTTGCCGTCCTTGTCGGTCCCGCTGCCAGTCCTTGGATTTCTCAGTTCGCCCATCGGCGTTTCGGTCTTGATTGCCGCCGTGAAGCAAGACGCGATAGCCGAAGCTTGCAGCTCGTTGTCAAGATACGTTCCGAGGTCTCTGATTGACGCCAACGCTGGTGCAAACCAAGTAACGCCGCGAGTCTGTCCGACTCGATCCTGCCGAAACAGGTGGATAATCTCCCTGGCCGGGATTTCCTTCGGCGTTCGGCTTACCGCGTAAGGCTGTAGCGGGTGATCGTCATAGATCATATAGGCAAGGGGCTTGCCCGATTCATCGACTTTTATGCCACGAATTACCCGCGTACCATCGCCGCGATCGATGCCCATCGTGTAGGTATCGCGATCGGTCGCTAGCCTGTCGGCTTCGATGATCTCAAGGGCCATAGGAATCGGTCGAGAGATTCCACGGTATTCGGTCGAGGGTAAATTGACGATGCGGATAAGCACTTCGCCCGCTTCGACCATTTCGCGAAGAGCGATAATCTGGATTTCTTCGAGCGTCAAACGCCCGTTGATATCCGCGACTTCGGACCACTCAGACCAAGCCTTATCGCGCAGGTCGTTGATGTCTTCAATGTCATCGCCTTCGGGAGTCTCAAAGGTCGATTGGGCCTGGATGCCAGCCCCGACAACCGAAGAAACGATAGTGTCAACAACACCCCAAGCATAGGAATTATCTCGAACCAATCGCCGAGCCTCTGCCCTGAGACGGTCTGCCCCGAACGGCCCCATTAGCTCTTGGTCGGCTGGTAGGTTCTTCGGGTGCCTATTGCTCGATACTCGCGACGGTTCGGCCCCTTGGTACGATCTTGCAAGGGCCTTACGTGCTGCCTGCCGTCGCAATCCCGCGATAGGGCTAACTGCCGAGACTACGGAATCGATAAGCTTGGTAATCATCGACGGCCCCCTACGATTCTACCGAGGGAGATGCCGCCCGATCCGCTTTCGCGTTGGACCTGATGAAGCAATGCTTTTCGCTCAGCCATCAATGTCGACAGGTCGAGCTTGGTTACAGTCCGAGAACCAATGCTATACTGAGAGGCTCCCCCATTTATAAGGGCCTCGATAGCCGCGTCGATTAGTGCTAGAAGGCTTGCCGCTGATGCCATGCGTAAATAGTTGCATGGCTTGCGGTTGCTTGGTAGATGCCTGTACTATTCCATTAGTACACTGCTACAAATTATTTACGCTCTTGGGTCCAGGTGTGCCCGCAATAGGAGC